GTGAAATTACCACATCTGAGATAACTACTACAGTTGAACCAGACTTGGAGGAAGCAGAATGAAGGAAGATTTAATCGCCGATATATGGAATGTAGTAATTGGTCATATACCAGAGAAACAACGAGCTGATGTTGCTGCTGATTTTGTCAATGCATTATTAGACCACGGCATCAAAGACTCTGTGTTAGAGTCACTGCAAGGAGTGGATCCTTATCTAGACGACGCTATCGATTATGCAATCGATGGTGAAGAAATTGAAGAAGAACACGAAGACGACGAGGAATAAATGAATTGGTATGATCGAGTTTCTAAGGATATTTCAAATATTCCCGATGCGGTGGCCTATTATGAAGCTGAATTACTTTCAGCAAAACAAGATGTCCGTGTAACGGGAAGCATCGAGAAAGCCTCTGCGCAGATGCCTGGCATCGTAGAAACTCGATTCAATCAATTACAAGAAATTGAAGGTATACTAGAATACCTCAATATCGAACTTCGAAGACTGCGTAGTCAACATTTTCGTAAGTATCTTGAAAATTACCAACGTCAGCTCAGTTCTAGAGACTGTGAAAAATTTGTAGAAGGTGAAGCTGACGTTGTAGATTTTGAAAAGATCATAAATGATTTTGCTCTGTTGCGTAACAAATGGTTGGGCATTATCAAGGCCTTAGATATTAAACAATGGCAGTTGAGTAATATTGTTAAATTACGCACAGCAGGACTAGAAGACGCTACTCTATGACAATTTTAGTAACCGGTGGCCTAGGACTTATAGGCCACCACGTAGTTAAGAAATTAGAAGATCTTGGTGAACAAGTGGTAATCACCGACACTAGAACCAACTACGGTATTATACCTCAGGCTGAAATTGATTATCTAATTTCTCAAAGACTAAAATCCATCACAACCGATAAAATACATCGGGTGGATATCAGCGAACGAGATAATTTAGAATGGTTGTTCAAACATTATCGACCTTCGGCGGTTATACATCTAGCATCATTTCCTCGTCAAAAAGTAGTGAATGCTGACCCTGCGCAAGGTGCCAAAGTCATGAGCGAAGGACTACTGAATCTGCTAGAGGCCTGTGTAAAATATCAATGTCCGAGATTTCTGTATGCCAGTTCTAGTATGGTTTACGGTGATTTCAAAGATTATGTCAAAGAAGATGCTGTTTGCCGTCCACAAGGTCAGTACGGTATAATGAAGTTGGCAGGCGAGTGGTTGGTACGAGATTATCAACGTAAGGGAATCGATCATACTATTTTTAGACCTAGTGCTGTGTATGGTCCATTAGATGTTGAGGACCGTGTGATTTCAAAGTTTCTGCTCACCGCTATGAGAGGTGGTGTATTAAAGGTAAACGGCATTCATGAAACTCTAGATTTTACCTACGTCGACGATGCAGCCCAGGGCATGGTGCAGGCATTGTTAAGTGAAAATACCAAAAACAAAACATACAATATAACCAAAAGTCATAGTAAAACCTTGTACGCAGCCGCACAATTGGCTGTGGAATTAGTTGGCAATGGTAGCATAGCCGTCGGTGATAAAGATCAAGATTTTCCTAGTCGCGGCGCATTAGACATTTCTGCTGCACGGCAAGATTTTGGATTTGAGCCAAAGATAGACATAGAGGAAGGATTCGAACGCTACTATCAGTGGCTGACGGATTCTTCATATCATCAAGCCAATCTTTTAGGTTAGCCATTATGTGTGCAGATAAATATCTGCATGAAAACTATTGTACTTGTCACTGGAGGATTTGATCCTTTACATTCCGGGCACATCGCCTACTTCCGATCAGCAAAACAACTAGGAGATATTCTAGTAGTAGGTATCAATTCTGATGCGTGGTTGGTTCGTAAAAAAGGCAGAGCATTTATGCCTTGGGATGAACGAATGACTATCGTTAAAAATATCAAAGATGTAGATTTTGTTTTAGAATTCAATGATGATGACGGTAGCGCCAAACAGGCAATAAAATTAGCCAGACAGACATGGCCCGATCATAAAATTATATTTGCCAACGGCGGAGACCGCACAGATGCTAACATTCCGGAAATGGAGTTTGAAGATCGCAATCTAGAATTTCATTTCGGAGTTGGCGGATTTAACAAAGCTAATTCTAGTTCATGGATCTTAGAAGAATGGAAGGCTCCTAGGACAGAACGTCAATGGGGCTATTATCGTGTATTACATGAAGCACCTGGAATGAAAGTCAAAGAGTTAACAGTTGATCCCGGCAAAAGTCTAAGCATGCAACGACATAATCGCCGTGCTGAATATTGGATTGTCAGTGAAGGACAAGCCATTGTTAATAGAGCAACTCCGTTGGATTTTGAACTGCCGCCTGCAGAACTAAACAAACACGATCAACTACACATTGTCAACCAAGAATGGCATCAACTTACTAATCCCTACGAACACCCATTAAAAATCGTAGAGATACAGTATGGTGAACAATGCGTTGAAGAGGATATAGAAAGAAAATGATTCCAATTTTTATCGGGTACGACCCCCGGGAAGCCATAGCATATCATGTATGCACAAATAGTATCATTAGACATTCTAGTCATCCAGTTAGTATCAATCCATTGGCATTGAATATATTAAAAGACTACGAAGAGAAACATACCGACGGTAGTAATCATTTTATCTATAGTCGTTTCCTTGTTCCTCATCTCATGGAGTACAAAGGTTGGGCAATATTCATGGACGGTGACATGTTGTTGCGAGACGATATTGAAAAGCTATGGGCATTGCGAGATGAGTCAAAAGCAGTTATGGTTGTTAAGCACAACTATAAAACTAAAATGACTGAAAAATATCTTGGTTCTAAAAATGAAGATTACCCCTGTAAAAATTGGTCAAGCGTGATTCTTTGGAACTGTGGACATCCTGCCAATGCCGTGGTTACTCCTGAATTTATACAAACAGCTACAGGAGCACAGGTACATAGATTTACCTGGTTGGCTGATAACCTAGTCGGTGAATTACCAGCAGAATGGAATTGGTTGGACATCGAATACGAATGTAATCCTCAAGCGAAATTAGTTCACTATACCTTAGGAACACCTTGCTTCCATGAATTTTCAGATCAAGGAGATTTTGCTAACGAGTGGCATCGAGAAAAAATTTATGTAGATTATTGTCTACAGCACGGCCTATGATCTTTTTAAGTAAGGATGGCAAGGACCCATATATCAACATGTTTGCACAGGGATGCAATACTAGAACAACCTCAACTGATGATTTTAATTATAACGATAGCACTGACTCGATTGTGTTAAGAGGCATACTTAAGAAAAAGTGGATGCATCAATGTTGGGAAGATGCCAGAACTTTTTACTACATGGACACTGGATATTTTGGCAACGAAAGAACCAATTCAAACCCCAACGGCTGGAAATATTGGCATCGCATAGTAAAGAACAATCTACAACACGGTGAAATCGTTCCGAGAAAAGATGATAGATTCAAACATTTTAACAAAACATTTCAACCCTGGAAGAAAGATGGAAGAAAGATACTAGTGGCGAAGCCAGACGAAAAGCCCATGCGATTCTATGACTATGATCTGGATATTTGGTTAGAACATACAGTAAATGAAATAAAAAAATACACAGATAGACCTGTGGTAGTTAGACAACGAGCACCTAAAAGATTAGATAGAACGGTTAACGATACACTAGAACAGGCCTTGAACGACGATGTATTTGCATTAGTCACATTCAACAGCGTAGCAGCCACAGAAGCTGTATTCCAAGGAATCCCTGCATTTACTCTAGCACCTGCCAACGCAGCTTCACCCGTTAGTCTGCAAGATCTATCTAAAATAAACGAACCATATTATCCCGACCCGGATAAATTATATGCATGGGCCTGCCATTTAGCTTATGGGCAATTTCATAACTCAGAATTAAGAAACGGAAAAGCTATGGAGATGTTGCTGAATGGATGAAGAACTATTTAGAAAATCAATACCGAATTCACCCCCCTCAATTTTTAGAGGAGTAGTGAAAAGAAAACACATACAACAGCATTGGCAAGATAAAAAAGATTTTTACTACATGGACACAGGATATTTTGGAAACTTTATAAGTCCTGGCAATCCCAGTGGAAAAAAACTGTTCCACAGAATAGTCAAAAACGATCTACAAAAACATTGGTTAGAAAAATATCCCAACGACCGCTGGCAAGAAATTTGTAAAATCGATAATCGATACCAATGGAAAGGTTGGAAGAAAAAAGGAAAAAAGATTTTAGTAATTGTGCCGAACAGAAAATCATGTGTATTTTATGGATACGAAGAAGGCAAGATAAAAGATCGAGACGAAAACAAACCTACATGGTTAATGAATACAATAGAAACTATAAAAAAACACACAGACATGGAGATTGTTGTTAGGGAAAAAGGTAGTAGATCAGCACGACAACATCATTCAATCTTTGATGCTTTAGATGAAGAGATATTTGCTACCGTGGCATTCAACAGTATTGCAGCGTTGGAATCTGTGATATATGGTATACCGTCGTTTGTCGCCGTACCATGCGCAGCATCTCCTCTAGCACTAACCGACCTTAGACAAATATCTACACCATTCTATCCGGACGAATCATTAGTACAACAGCACTGTGCATCGTTGGCCTACGGACAGTTCACCGGTGAAGAAATAGTCAATGGCACCGCATGGAAATTATTAAACAAATGAAACTATTAGTAAATGACAAAGAGATAGCTAGATTCTTAATTGAATTGGTAAATGTATTAGATTCTTGTAAACACATCGAATTAGACGAACGGCACACAGCTGGTGTAATTCATTGGGTTATTGAAACGAAAAATAAATCTAACTTTAATTTAGAAAAACATAGAGATAAAATCAAACAAAAAATTACCCAAGGGGTTCGGAAAGATCTCAAGGCATGGGTTGATTTGGTAAATCAACAGATCAGCAATCACAAAGGATATTTTTATAAAAATATACATCAACACATAGATGTTCTTATAGATAGACTAGGAGAAGATCGAATATTAGAAATGTATCGATCTCATCCTAAACAAAACTTTATTAAAACTGTAGGTTTACAAATAAATCCCGATGCTGTAATGATGAGACGAAGAGATTTTAATTCTGTAGAAGAGGACTGTCTGTTGCGCAACACTGTTGGTAACGAGCAGATACTAGTAAGTAAAATAGATTGCAACTTGCCTTTCTGGTTCATAGATAGTGGTTATACTAATTTTGTAGAGCCTAATAAAAAATGGCACAGATTAACTCGAAATCATCTACACTTCAATCAAAATTTTGTGGCACCGGCAAACAGATTGTCGAACTTTGCCAGTTTTCCGCAGCCATGGCGTAAAGATGGTTCTAAGATCTTAATCGTAGAACCCGGAGAATTTGCTGCCGGTATAATGCATGTGGAGGCAAAGTCTTGGGGTCAGCAGGTAGCAGAAGAATTAAAAAAATACACAGATCGTCCTATCGAATTTAGATCAAAAACAAATAAAAAAACTAGAACCAGTTTATATCAACAACTGTTAGATGGTGATTATTACTGTACTATTAGTATTAATTCTAATAGTGCTGTGGAATCTATCTGGGCAGGGGTTCCGGCGATTACCCTGGACAAGCATGTTAGTAATTCTGTAACTAGAAAGAGTCTTAGTGAAATAAACAATCTTTATTATGGACCGTTGGGAGATTGGCTGGCATGGCTCAGTTACTGTCAATTTACTTTTGACGAGTTAATGGACGGTACAGCTCTAAGGATTGTAAGGCAGTATCACAATGTCTAATCTCACTGCGGTGGCCTACTATGCTGGGATACCTCCTAACAATCATAATATGGAAAAACCGCAGATTTTAGATTATTTCTGTCAAGGAGTTGTTGCATCGGGCGACACTGCTGTGGCTCATCGCGATCTAACTACTCTAGACTGTGATGTAGCACTGATACAGGGATTTATACATGAGCATAGCAAATCAGCACCCCATCTGCAACTAAGACAAAATGCTGTAGCTCTGCAGAAGAAAAATCAACGCAGATCTTTAATAGTAGATAGCAATCTGTTTCTTTATTCAGACAAATCTAATCCCTTACACTATTTAAGATATAGTTTTGACGGAGTATTTCCTACTACAGGATTTTATTTTGATCGAGATATAGATCCTGCTCGATGGGCTCAGATCAGTAAAGATTTGGGAATAAGTTTAAAACCTTGGAGGACACAAGGTAATCATATCTTAATCTGTCTACAGAGAAATGGCGGATGGAGTATGCGAGGGCTAGATGTTATTGAATGGATGAATACGACTATTTTAGAAATAAGAAAATACAGTCGAAGACCTATAATTGTTAGGGCGCACCCCGGTGATAAAAAAATTGGTGGGCACCTTAAAGTAAATCACAAGTCAGTATCTTTAAGTACTAGTGTTGACCTTAGAGAAGATTTAAAGAATGCGTGGGCTACTGTAGTCTATAACAGCAGTCCTAGCGTAGCTAGTATCATTGAAGGCGTACCTTCATTTTTAACAGATCCGCAACCTCAACATAGTCAAAGTGTTGCAGTGGCTAACACCGATATAAGTAGGATAGAGGATCCGGTAATGTTAGATAGACAAGCATGGGTAGAAAGACTGTCAATGTGCCATTGGAAATTTGATGAACTAAAATCTGGAGAGGCCTGGAAATTTTTTAGGAAATATGTATGAAAGATTATAAATGGGATAAAATTTTTAAACCGCTGATAGAACAATATAAGCCAAAAACATTCTGCGAAATCGGCTGTCATGAAGGATTAACATTAAAGTCTCTAACACCACTTACTAAAGAACTTGGGTATAAAATTGACTATACTGGATATGACGCATTCGAACTAGCCGAAAGGCCTACGTTTGAATATCCAAAAAATCCTATTACTGGTGAGATGGAACACAATGGTAAAGAATCAGCTTCCTACGAAATAGTCAAAGAAAGATGCGATAAGTATGTTAAAAATGAGTTATTAGAATCTTACAACTTAATCAAGGGGTGGACACACGATACATTAATTGGGCCGCTGACATTTGATATGGTATATATAGATGGCGGTCATTCATATCCTACTGTTAAATGGGATTACGAACAGGTAAAGAATAGTAAAGTGATTATTTTTGACGACACATATCCGGTAAAGTTTCCCGGAGTAGCAAAATTCATAGATGAATTGCGAGCTTCAGGCATTAACATAAAAGAGATAATAGAAAAAAATGATTCAGGAAAAACTATAATGCAATGTGCAATAATTATTAACGAACAGGAAATAAAATGAAAAAATTAAAAAATGGATGGTTTGTCCCCGACGATGATACGCGAGTCAGTGGATTACTAGAAAATGACCTAAGTATGGATCATCCTTCTTACGAAGACAAATACAGATCATTAGTAATTGAATCGTTGCCCAATAAAAGAACATTTGTAGACGTCGGGGCAAATGTAGGCATTTGGAGTTTGCCTATGAGATTACATTTTGAAAAAGTGATATCCTATGAACCATCAAAACAAAATATCGAATGCATAAAGTCGAATATTCCTAGCGGTATTGAACTTCGAGAAAAGGCCGTTGCTGATTTTAACGGCGAAGCAAAGTTTCATCAAGCTGGAAAAAATTGCGGCGATGGAAAACTATGTAGAGAAGGAGTAAAATCGGCCTACGTTGTGCCTGTGGTAAAATTAGATGATGAAAATTTACAAAATGTTGATATGATAAAAATTGACACACAGGGTTGGGAATTAGATGTTCTTAAAGGCATGTCTAATTTGATAAATTTACAAAGACCGTGGATAATGATTGAAATCAATGAAGACGTAGACAAATGTTGTAAGCTACTTGAAAAGCTAAATTATGAAACAGTCTATGTTAAAAGTAAACGAAATTTTGTCTGGGCACCGAAGACTGGACATAATAGTCCTGCAGATACGAGTATTTTAAAACGATATTTAGGGCCTGGCCCGTATGCAGAAAGATACGGCGGAAAATAAATTAATTAATCAGTTCCCAAGCTAGACCGGAGAGCAATTCTTCTCTAGTAAATTGGGAATAGGCTAAATGATTTAACCAAGCCTGCTTATCACTAAGGTAAGCAGGTTTTATTTTTTCAATTTCCTGTAATTGATAATTATAAAGGCTTCTAGTAGCAGAATCTCCTAATGCTATTACTGGTATGTCGTTCATTACTGCCTCAACTAGCGCATTAGACGAATATCCTATCACACAAAAAGTATCGTCCTTGATAAAATCTTTAAAAGTATTTGAAACTATTCTATCAGCTCGAGGGGCTGGGCGTTTTCTTATTTTAATTTCGCGATCTGTAAAACTTTTTATTTTAAGAACAGTTTCGTTGATCCAACGATCCTCTGATCCTAACCCAAGTGTATTCACTATTTTCCTATCCGGTGGTACAAGAACAATTGAAGATCCTTGTTTAAAAGAATGTTGTTCAAGACCTAGGCTTTCCCATCTATCTGCTGGCCTGTCTATGATAGGATCGATATTTTGAAAATTATTAACACTTAATCTAAAGATTGTTTTTCTCTTTTTATTGCCAAAATATCCACTATCTAAATTGTAAAATTTTAAATCGTACTTTCTACAAATTTCTAACCATTGGGGTTTAAAGAAACCGGCCCAGCACATCGGATCAGTAGTATTCTCATACATTGTTTCGTAGCTGACAAACTTTCCACCACTACCGCGAGTAAATTCACTGGCTCCGTAATCTGTTCCATCGACACAGATAAAATTCACAGTCATTTCCAATATGCCTCGGTTCGAATCACTTTTAAATCTTCGCGTTTACTTCTGCCTAGGCTCTTACGTCCACCCTTAAGATGGTCTAACCAAGCACCCCAATCGCTGTTAATTAGTGGATGGCCTTCACCTGCGCTGCTTTGAGGGTACGGTTTAAGATTATGTAGGTGTGCAGCCCAGTCTAGTTGTCGCATCTGTGGAAATTTCTTGCGAACGTCGTCGAATACAAAACTATCATGCCACTCATCTAATTGAAAAATTCCATTTTCTGCATCATCATAGACACGTTGAAATTCTTTTAAGAATGCCTGCACATTAGGACTACGTAGATTCATTGCATATAGTCCACATTCTGAATATTTGCCTTTTCTGCCAAGATAACATAACTCAGCATCGGTAGGAATCATTCTGTATAGATCGTTCACTGTGATAGGACTGTGACAGATAGTATCGGCATCCATCCATATTAATACGTCAGCATCAGTTTCTTGAGCACAGTGAAATATCGCATAAACTTTGTGTGCAAATCTCACAGCGTGCCATTTAAATCCCTTGCCTGAGTCTTTTCTTTTTGATCTTATAGGGTCTGCCGAAACATCTCCATTGGCCTTGGGAACATTTTTCCAACGTTCTTTGAATGCCATGAGTTCTGGAAGTTCTTCTAACCGTTTTAGTGTGACATGATCATGGTCACTGATAGCAGGATTACACGATTCAGGATAGATATGTAATTTTACCTCAGCAGGCCAGTTTTCGCAGAATGTGTTAATCATTCTTTGACCATATTTTTTAAGACCCTCTTCGTGAAAGGTCGTAACTACCGCTATTTTCATTTTATCTTTTCCCATACGTGATAAATTTCTTGATTACTTGTACATCCCCAGCCTGTTTGATAAAAAATTTTAGATAAATGAATATTTTTATAGTCATTACCTTCCACGAACACCGTTGATTTGTTTCGATTCCAGCATGATTCTAAATATTCAAGTTTATCAATTTTATCTAGGTCGACAAATATACCACCAATTTGAGTAAGTGAATGTATAGTGTCAATATTTTCTTTATATATTAAATTTCTTGCCTTTACCGATGGTTGTTCATCATTTATCACGAATACATTAATGT